CGTTTTTCCTTGCCTGCTGCTTTTCTCCTTCTGTATCGAACTTGCCAGCTGCTCTCAGTGCATCTAAATATTTATGTTCAATTTCCAGCTCAACCCGGGAAGCCTCAAGATTTATTTGCGCACGGCGAGCTGCGTCAATGGCTTGTTTGTTTTTGTCTTCTTCTGCGCGGACAAGGACAAGTGCCGTTTTTCGCAACTCTTCATCAATTTTGTAAATTTCCTTTTTTCGATCTAAGGTTTCTGAAAGGTGGAGAAGATCGTCGAGTTGCGATTTTCTCTTCGCTGTGTTACCGCCTTCGTCTCCATCTCCTCCCGTTGGGTCCTCGTAATTTGACGTATAAGCAGTTAGTGCCGGAAGGTCAAGGTCGGCACCTTGTCTGGCGTCATTCTTTGCCCTCTCGAGAGCATCTTTTAACCTGCGCTCTTTGGCTTGCGCGGCTACATAGGCTCTCTTGAATCTTGCATCCACCGTCCCAAGCATTTTTTCATTTTCAGTCAAGGTTGTGTCGAGGCTGCCTGTCCTTTGAAACAAAACTTGCTCTGCTTCTATAGTTTCCTTTTGAGCTTTTCGGTATTCCGCCTGCACTTCGGCTACAGGACCTTCCCTGATCAAAGCGTTAAGCCTTCTCTGCTCACTCGCAGACTTATGGATTTGAATTGCTAAATAAGCAGCTCCAGCGCCTAGCGCCACATAAGGATTAAGTAGCGCTGTTGCTTTAAGGCCTATTAAGGATTTCCTCGCAAGAACAGCGCTCGCTGCTAGGTTCTTCAAGGCAAGACTGAATGATCCAATAGAGCCAACAATTGCTGCAATTTTACCTACCGCAAATGCAGTCAGCATGACGACCGCTGCCTCGGTAACAGCTTCAATGTTTTTGAAGACATCAAGGAAAAACTGCCCAATCTTGGGTAGCACCTCGACAAGTTTTGGAGTTATCTCCCTAATAAATTCGGCAAAAGCTTCTTGGAATGCAGCCCCAATAGGGATGAGGGCAGTGCCGATCTGATCTCGCATAACACTAATGTCGCGCTGAAGACGGGCACCTGCCTCGGCATTTGAATCCGCAATGCTCCTTGCAGTGCCGCCATAAGTATCACCTAGCTTTACAATAAACTTCATCAGTTCATTCAACCCCACCTCTCCGTTCTTCAAAGCTTTTTGAAGATCGACCAGCGAAAGCTCATTTGCCTCTGCAAAAAGCGTCACGGCACCAGGCAAGCGCTCGCCTAGCTGGCCACTTAACTCTTCTGCGCTTACTTTGCCCTTAGAAAAGACTTGCACCATTGCAGTAATGGCGCCTTGAATATCCTGTGCATTCCCGCCCGTAGCCTTGATGGCAGCGGAAACGTTTTTCATCACAATCTCTGCATCGGTAATTGGTCCGTTTGCTCCCTTTACTGCTGCTGCAAGACGTGTCATGCCTTGAACTGCAACGTCTTGCGGAATGTTCAAATCGCTTGTTACTTCCTGCGCTGCTTTTATCGCCAACTCGTATTCCCCAGTGCCATCCGCGACCCCTTTTAGTGCAGTCCTGAGCTTTTCAAGGCCAGCTGCATAAGTTGCAGTGCCGCCAATTGACTGCCTAAGCTGGCCGACTTGCGCACCAATGGCAGCACCAGCAAATGCGCCGCCAGGTCCACCGAATGCAGTACCAATAGCGCCACCAAGAAAACCCTCAGGGCCGCCAAAAATACCGCCTGAAATAGTCGCACCAGCTGCTTGGGCAAATTGACCGGCTGACATCCGGCGACGACCACGCTCACGCTTCCTTAGCTCTTTATCAATAAGCCTTGATTGACGCTCAATTGCGTTATTGACAGCATTAAAATCTGCGTCGAGAGGTGAAAGAATATCTTGAAGCCCTTTTAAGCTTGCGCCTAGTTCTCGGATGTCAGCGGTACTCCTGTCGCTGAGGCGCCCAAAATCAACAAGTGTTCTATTAAGATTGGCAAAAGTTCCATTTGCGTCACCGGCAGCGCCACGGGGGGTCCCACCGCGACCACCAGCGCCCCCGCCACCTATTGCCGCCAGCGCCCCACCAAAAATACCGGGCGGCAAAGCAGCAGGGCCAAGACGGTTGCGAGCATCCTCTGCAAAAATTTGTGCAGACCTTTCGTCAGACCTTGCATAAGCTCGCGCAACCCTTTGCTGTTGCGCCGGAGTTAGCTCTCCAGACGCAGGCGGCAGTAATCCCGCAACTTTGCCAGCAGGGAGAGCAGGGACAGATGCCCTAAGTTGCTTGGTTTGACTCGAAACAGCATTGATGAATGCCTTGTAATCACCGACAACACCGATCCACGGGTTTGGTGTGCGTACATCTCTCAAGTAACCTGCAACCGCTGCTGTAATTTCTTTTTCAAGGTCTCCAGGACCAATTACCCTCTGGGTCTCAAGAAACCCAGGGCTCATTGCATCAGCCCTTCTGCTTGCAAGCGCTGCAAGATCAGTTGTGATTCGAGAGGCGGGGAGCCTCTGCAAAAGGTTGTAGTAAATCTCTACGTCAGTAGTCAGCGCAGCAATTCCTGCCCTGAACCGATTAAACATCTGATCGATTTCCCGGCTTGCTTCTGCGGGAGCACTACCCAAAGGCCGATAGCCTGGAGTAGCGGGTCGAGCCATGGTGCCATAGCCGGTGAAAGTCGCAATCGGCTGATTGACAGTGCCGATCAATCGACGCGGTTGTCGAGAGCGAGGGATTATTGGATCCTCGACAATCGACTGGATTTCTTGCTGGACCTCCCGCTTGCCCTTCCTTAGCCCCTGAAGCAAGCCCTTGATGATGCCCAAGCCCAAAGGCAGGCCAATCTTTTGCTCGGTCTTTCTGGATGGACTTCTAATTTCAAAAACTCGCTTGTATGCCGCGATAAATCTTTCAACAAAGGTCTTTGCGCCCTTGTTGATGTCGTCAGAATCTGAGGCGCCTTTTGAAATACCCTGCGCAATGCTGTCGCCAATATCAGTGCTTTTCGTCTTGAGATCGACAGCACGACCACCCTTTTGGAACGCGGTTGCAATGTCATTCAGAACTTCCGTCGCAGACCTGCCCATCATCTGCTGCTGACGCCTAACGTCAGCAGTCGAAAGGCCAATGATTCCTTGATAAAGAGATGAAATATCCTCCCTGCCCCCAAGGCCCAAAGCAGAAGCTGCAGCTTTTTGCGCTTGGAGAAGAATATCCCTACGCCTTAACTCTTGCTTGAATGCCTCTTCCTCTCTCGCAACTTGCTCAGCGAAAGCTTTTTGCTGCGCTTCATCTTCTTTGGCAATTTGCGACATGAACTCGTTATGTCGCTGCTCTTGATATTGCTGAATTGCCTGTAATGCGTCGCGGTAAGAATCAACGGCGGAGCCGAAAGTGGCTTCAAGCTGCTTTTGCGCTTCTGCTATTCTCTTTAACTCTTCTGCCTCTTGATAAGCGCGGCGATCTCCGCGAGCCCCATAGCCTGGGGCTATCAATGCCCCAGTTTCTGGATCTCTATAGGCCTGAGGGAAGCCCTCCCTGCGCATCTGCCCAACAACAGGAGTGCCGCCACGTGCTGCCCTTTCAGCAGCAGCTGCAGCCCCTAGCCCAGAGACAGACGCAATGTATTCCTCAACTCCAGCAAGCTTTCCACGTCTGCGAGCTGCGCTTTCTTGCTGCCTATTTAATTCTGCAAACGCATCTGCGTAAGCTCCAGTCTCTTTTGTCAGCTCCTTTTGGAGCGACAAAATTTCATTAGAAATGCGAGTATAGTCAGAACTCGTCCTATTGGTGTTAGAAAGCTGGATGTTTAATTCAGCAATTTTTTGATTTATTCCTGCAGTCGTGTTTGGTAATTTGCCAAAGTCTTCATCTAGCTTCCTTAGTCTTGTATTAAAGCTGCTGATCCCTTGATCTGCACTATTGAAAGCTTCAGCAAGCTTAATGGTTTCCCTTCGACCAGAAGCAACAAACTCCAAGTATCCAGTCTCGGCTGCTTTGAGCAGCTGTTTTTGGAGCTTGGCTTCAAGCACCGCGCGGCGCTCAGCAGTCTCACCAGCCTCTCTTTGCTTTTTTGTCAGCCTGTCAATGGCTCTGATTTCTTCCTCTGTTGCCTTTACCGCTTCCTTGTATGCACGAGCCTGAACTGAAATTAAACTTGCGCTCTTGCGAATTACGCCCGAGAGGAGGCTTGAAGTCTCTTTTTTCTTTCTTGCTTTTTCTTCAGCGTCTTCAAGAGCAATGCCTAGTGCTTCTATGTCTTTTCTTAGCTGGACGAATGCGTTGGAGTCAGCTACTGCTTCCTTTGAAAGGTTTTGTAGCCCTTTAATCGCAGACTTAATTTGATTAGTAGAAGCACTAGCGCTCTTGCCCATCTGGGTGAAGCGCTTGGCTTGTTCTTGAGACTTTTGGCTGAGCCCCTCAAGAGAAGCCTTCAGGTCGGCAGCTTTTTTGCCAAGCTCTACGTAAAGTTTTCCACCCGTCTTCGCCTGCTCGCGCAGGCCCTCAAATGCTTTAATCTGCCCCTTGATTACAGCCTCGCTACTGCCAGCTTTTTCGGCAAAGTCTTGAATGCCTTTTACGGCGTTCCTTATGTCTGTATCGCTAAGTTTTACTTGTTTGCTTAAATCCCTGAACGACTTGTTCAGGACGGCCATCTTTTCGCCGCCTTTGATTTCAAGCTCAACGGCAATCGGCTTAACGGTCTTTGCCATCTTTCTTGTTCAGCTCGGTGAGTGCCACGGCTTCCATCGCTTGAATGCCTTCGAGCATCTCGCGGGGATTCTCTACATCATAAAGCGACATCAAGCCACCGGCACCTAGAAGCACTTCATACTTCAAGCCGACATATCCACCCATCGTGACGGTCCATTGCGTTTGCAAGCGCAAGAACATCATGACGGTATCCCAGTTTTCTTCCCATACCTCAAAATGCTCCTTCTTTGGAACTGCAGGACTCAGCGGCTTTAGACCAAAAGCCGCCGCATCATCTGCGCTTTTATCTTCAACTACCTTGCCGCCACCCGCCCAGTATTGGGCGGCATCTTTTAGTTTCCCAGCTTTGCGCCTTCAAAGGTCTGCGTGTAAGCCGAAAGCACACCACGGATCCAGTAAGGATCATCGGAAAACTCCTTCATAGTCGCCTGAGAGAAAGGCACTGCCTTGCCATCTTCATCCTCGATGCCATCCCAGCCGACAAGCACAGCCTTCAGCAACTCAAGGTCACCTTTGTCCGCAAGCTTCTGAAATTCAGAGCGAGGGACACGCTTGAAAACAGCATCAAACTTAGAGGTCTCAAACACGCCACCGTCCGCAGGCTCTTCAACCTCGACAGGCCATTTGAAAGACTTGACCCTTTTGCGAATAAATGCCATGAAGCAAAATAGATTCCAGCAAACTATACAGCAATAAAAAAAGGGCCGCAATGCGGCCCCAGATGTCCCCTTTAATGATCAGATCAAGTGTAGATCAAACTGAACTCGTCATTGCCCGCAGTCGAAGGAATGGCAGTGTAAGGAATGTTGAGCATTGCGATCCCGTCCTGGTCGCCGTAGGAAACATCGCCAATGTCAACCCTGGTGGAGGAGAAATCGACGATATTGCCACCAGAAGTTCCATGTTGGAAGGTCAGGTCGGTATTGGTTCCAAGCCCTGAATCAACCAGCGCAGCAGCGAAGTAATCCTTCTGAGCGATAGTAGGAGTTTCGATCGTAACAGAACCATTTGAGCTGCGATCAGTGATAAGCACCTCCTTGTTGCCACCAACCAGATCTCGGTAAACAATGCTGTTCCCGATATCGAAGGAAACCGACTGGAGTGATCCTGAATAGTTCAGCAGAGAGAACGTATCGGTATTGCCGTTCTTGAAGATCAGAGGAGTGGCCTGATTTGCATAGGTAACGGTAGGCTGCGTTGAGTCGTCAGGAGCAACGTAAATGCCCGTAAAGGTGAAATCGATCGTAGGAATTTCACCAACAGAGGCATTCAGAGTGAAGGTTCCCCGAGCGCCGGTCACTTTATGGCGAACACCATCAATGTTGTAGTGAATGGTGACACTGTCAAAGCTGCTGCTGACAGGGGCGTATGTGACGCTTGTTGAAGCAACAACAGTTTCACTGAGGCCGCAAGCCTTCAGTGCTTTGCCATATTGAGGAGCAGTACCCGCAGTACCAGATCCGGCAAGCTCAACACTGAAAGTACACTCAACGCGAGTGTTCGCCAAAAGCTGCTCTGAGGCACCAAGATAGGGCCGAATCAGATCGCGACTGACAACATCACTCTGCTGCGGAGTAATCGACAGATCCCTCACTAGAACTGCGTCCGTCCCCGTCGGAGTCGGATCCGTTCCGTAAGTCGATTCCTCCTCGATCAGAATCAATCGTTTCCGTAGAAGAAGTGCCATTTGTCTTGGAAAGCTCGGTGGGGAGAGTGCGCTTGATCAGAGGGCGTTTTCCGGTTTCTGGATCGAGAATGTACGACCCACCTTGACCGCTGTACTCATCAATCATGGTAGAACTTGCGTTTGTTTAATCTTAGCCAGCGGTCAAATCCCCCACTGATGTCCTGTACCTCACGTCGTACTCGTTAGAAAACACTCCAGCAGGCTGATCAGCATCGATAAAATCAAAAGATGTCAGTACGGGCTGAACATCAATTGCATATCCATTAAGAGTCAGATCCGACATAAGCAGCGAGTGCATCGATTCAATAACAGAATCCGCATCGGTATAAGGATTACTTGATCGAGTGACGACAACAACTCTGACGCGCATTGTCCAGTCAAGCTTTGGAAGCGATGTCAGCTGCTGGGCCGTATCGGTAGCTGGCTCGATGATGATCGCTGGAGACTCGCCCCTGGCTACCGCCGTAGCCCTAGATCGATAAACACGCCCACTAACGCCAGCGGCGCTGGCAAGAGTTGTGGCGATCTGGGCCAGAATTTGTTCGCGCTTGGTAGCCATCAGTCACACATCACAGAACCAGTAAAAGATTCGCCTACGCCAAGCGAAGACACTGTGCTTCTCACGTAGAGCACAGGGGTATTTGAGTAAGTATGACGATCCACGCCAGATCCGTTATGGGAGTGGGTCTCAAGATCGAACCAATCAGTGTTGTTTAGAGAGCCTTGATGAACAACGGTTGCGTTTCCGCCTGAAATTTTATCTACAAACGTAATATTGACTCCCGCAACTTTTACAGCCGGAGTCGAGCCAGCCGCTGTCAAGGGATCCCAGAAATGAATGTTCTTGGAATTATCAGAGAAGTAGCCAATTTCAGCGGTCATGAGTTCTTCATCAGCATGACTTCACAAAACGCACCATCGTCCACAAGGGATGTGCTCCTAACAGTGTAAGCAGTTCCGGCGACAGTAATCGCTGCACCATGCAACAGGCTTCCAAACTTCGACGCCTCGCATGTCAACTTGTAGTCAGTAGTGAGAACGACGCCATCAGCAATCAATTCACTAGGCATATCCAAAATGCCCAGCCCAGTCGTCTCTCCAGAAGTCACCGAAACAGCGAAGTCGTCGCTGCTTAGAAATACACTTAAATCTTCGGTGAATGCCATGAAGAAAACCCCCGGAAGACCGGGGGCTACAGATTTGAATCAGTTGTACTTCTTGCGTCCAAGGCCGACAACGCTCACAGCGCCAGCACCAGTGCCGCCAGCCACAGTGATGACAACACGCGCATAGCGCTTGATCTCATCAGTGTTGACAACAAGGCTCTCAACGAGAGCAGTGTTTGCAGTGGTGGTGGTAAAAGCTTTGCCGCTGACATCAGCGAAAGTGCTGTTGTCAGAAGAATCCTGAACCTTTACCGCATAGGTGATGCCTGAGCCGCCAGCTTCAGCATCAAGGATCAGGGTGATATCACCCTCGTAATCCTCAAGGTCAACGCCGGTCTCATTGCTGCTAGCAGTGACAACGTCGTTGGGCGCGAACGACAGCTCGGTCAGCGTCCGCCGAGTGTTTCCGATGCTCATTACTTAGTCCTCGTTTTGCGAGTGGAAGTTTTGGTCGCAGGCTCAGCTTTGGGCTCCTCTTCTGCCGATTCTTCCTTTTTAGGTTCAACCTTTTTAGGCTCAACCTTTTCAGGTTCGGCTTGGGCCTCAACAGCTTTGCCCAGGGCAATCAGATAGATCCCGTCCTGGTAAGAAACCTCAGAAAGGGAGCCCGCTTTCACGGACTCCCCAGAGATCATTACCTGCCTCAGAAGTTTGATTTTCATGAGTCAGGTCCCCTTATCAGGTGGCGAAGCAGAATGCGCCAGCTTGCTTCACAGCGAAGTCAACGTCCTGCAGTGCAATCACGCGGACGGTGCCAGAGGTAGCGCCAGCGTAAGGATCAACGGTCAGATCCAGACCAGACCACATGCCCATGATGAACATGGAGAAGTCGCCGAACAGAGCGTCGTTGTTGGTCAGCTGGTTAGAGGTGATCACGGGGTAGCCGTTGATCTCGTCGTCGGCGTAAACGAATTCGCCGCTGCCAGCGTCCTTCTTAGTGCCCTTCAGGCCGCCGCGAGTGGTGGCATTGATGATGTAACGCAGAGCGCCAGCATCAGCGTTAGCTGCAGCAACGTCGGTCTCCATCGCGATGAACTCGGTGAAGGTGCCGGTGCCGGTCAGGGTCTCGGAACCGATGCCGGTCACGTTGGTCAGACCCAGGGGCTGGTTGGAAGAACCGCTGCCGTAGATAGCAGCACGGTCAATTTCCAGGGCGATCACACGAGCCAGGTCGTTGCGAACCATGCCTTCCACGTCGATAGAAGACTGGAGCAGAAGACGCCTGCTGTAGTCAACAAAAGCACCCACAGTCTTGGGGCTCATGTTCACTTGGTCGATGGCCTGCTGGCTTTCGGTAGGAGCGGACGATTCGCCGACCCAGTAAGCGGTAGCCGCAGAAGTCTGGCGAGGAATAGAAATGTTTCCTTCCAGGCCGCTCAGGATGGTTGCGCCTGCCTGAGCAATAGCGAGAC